GAAATAGTTGCTGATGTGAAACTAATATCACTAAAGTCAATATATGCTGTAGCACCAGTTCCTGCTGCACCTGTGTTGGTTAATGCACCACCACCTGCCGCGTATGATCCTGAAGCACCCACTTCATTACTTGTAGTATATGCAGTAGTAGTGTTGCTCAGACTTGCTGAAGCATCATACAACGCTAATTTAAATGCGTCCCCACCAGAGGATCTAAAATCATGCTCGCCTTCTAATAGCTCAACTTTAAAGCTATCGCAGACTGCTTGTGTAATCGCCATTTTTATTTACCTCCTGGAGCCACTGATTGTAAAGGAACACGTAGGACTCCGTCTGCGTATTCGTCTCTTCGTTTTCTACCCATTTGAGTAACGGATAAACCTTGTACAGCTTGACTGTACATTTGTTGGTATAATTGCACATATTGAGGATTTTTCAAGTATGAAAAAGCTTCGGTCAAGGTGCCATAAATTAAAACTTCAGGAGCATTATTAGATAACCAAGTTGTTGTATTGGTACTAGATAAACGCTCAGGGGTTTTGTTATACCACAATTCTATAGTGTAAGTAGCATCAGGAGTAGGAGCGAAGATCATTGTGTTTTGATCCCAGTTTGCATAATACCTAGGTTTGCCTGTATTATTGACCCGGTCTACATTGTATTCATCAATAAAAGTTGTATCTCGTTGTTCTAGCCAGGTACGATCATTCGTAGCTGTATCTACAATTTGTACTCCTCGCTCTAAATCAAAGTCATCGGGAAGAGTAATAAAAGGACTACCAATGGTAAAGCTAGAAGTAGAAAACTTTCTAAAAGCATCTAAATCAAGCTGTTTTTGTATTTTGTTTTCTACATTAACTATGAATGTATCTACGACAGAATCAGACAAAACGTCAGAGCTTACTTCTGTGTAGTTTCTTACATTAGTTAAAAGTTCAGAATAATTCATGATGTACTCACCAATACACTACCAATTCTTGTAGCAATAAGCAACTTTTTGGTTTCTACAGAAGGCTGCATTCCATCGCTAGTAAAAGCAGAATCGCCAGGTGCTTCAACATAAACATCAACAGGCTCTACCCTCGCAGGTCTTGGATTTCTAATTGCAATAGGATCAGCAGGGTGATAAGGAGGATCTAATTGTGGGTGTTTAGGTTCCCAACACTCAGGACAAGTAAATAGTCCATTCCATTCTTTTTTTAATTCTAAATATTTATATTGTTGACCACACCTATCACAGATAGCTAAGGCGTAGGTTCCTCTAGCAAATGTCATAAATTACCCCGATGTATAAAAATCAGCAGGAACAATATGTACCGATGTTGATTGACTGTCTTCTGTTAATGCTCTTTGTAACTCTGATTCATATCTTCTTTCAAGTTCCTGTGAAAGTTCAGGTGCTACTTCTTGTGCAGTGTAATAAGCAAGTCCTGAAACAACACAAGGTAAAAAACGATAGGGTGCATCGGCTGTATTTGAGTAAGCTCCTACATCTTCAATTCTACCCACATAATAATAATTAATCTGAGTATTTGTGGTGTCAGGTGTTTGATATAAACTGATTTCTACATTTGCTAAATTTCTTTGGATATAATATTGACTAGGTGTTCCCTGATTAGTTTTATTAGGTAAATTTTCATATTCAGATCTTGATATTTTAGTCATGCTAGTATCGGTTGTACTGCCACTGCTAGTATTTCTAAATACTACTTCTAAAACATCAGATGCATCGGAAGGAGCGGTATAGGTAGTTGTTCCCGCAGTTAGATTAGCTGTGTAATTTTTGACTTTCCAAAGGTGAACGCCTCTGTTGCCCCATTCAGAAAACAATAAATTTAGATTATCTCGAGCGGCTGATAGTTCATAACCCGTTCTGATATTCTTACCACAACGAGCATAAGCTCTTTCAATTAGCCTATCAAAGCTTAAATCAAACGTAGTTGTTCCTGAGGTTGCCATATTTACTTATAACTCATCTTTTTTACTTCTACAACAGAATACCTTGAATCATATTGACCTGTAAAGATTAGATTTTTCTTAGAATAAAATTTGTTAAAAAAGTCTAATTTTTGCATAAATTCATCTTGATTATATTGATTATGTAGTAAATCACAAAACAACAATGAACCTTTTCGGTTCCATTCTTTCAAAGCATTCTTGAGATGTTTTTCGTATTTCGTTTTATCTATCCGAAAGACAATATGGGAATTAGGGGTTTGAAGTTCTTCTTTAATTTTTTCTGCTTGTTTAGTTCTAGACACTTTTTAACCTGAACCAGCAGTGTAGAATATACACTGCTGGCAATGAAACTGGCTTACCACCAGTTATTTAGTATTGAGTACAAAGCTACAATTGCGATACCAGCAACAATAATTTTGCCAGTTCTATTTAGCTTGTCCCACCATGACCATAATTTATCCATGATATACCTCCTAACTTAGGTTTTTTTGGTTTTCTTCTTACTCTTAGGAAATCCTGCTTTCATGTTTTCCCAAGAAGATTTAGAAATAGTAGAATCTTTCTTAGACCTACTGATCCCTAATTTTTTTCTGCGATTTATGTTCGCCCAAAGTCCAGGTTTTTTATCTGTCATTTTTTCTTCCCTTTGTGTTTAGAATCTTTCATAATACTACCATCAGGCATCTTATGATAGCCCTTAGGAATCTTTTTTTTAGTTTCTTTTTTTTTCATCGTCCTTGTCCTCTGTACTGTTTAAAGTTTCGTCTTTTATGTTTATTCATGGTAGACCAACTAATTCGTCCGTCACCTATTGTAGTCTTTTTGGAAATATGTTCAATTACCTTAGAACTATCTGTTTGTTTCTTAGCCATTAAAAATCTTTTGCAGTTTTAATTAAAAATTCTTCTATCCACTGAGTTCGATCATCCATTTGCATAATCTTTTCTTTAATAACAGCTATGTCTGTATGCATTTGCATAACCATGTCTGCTTTTTTTTCGACTGCATCTAATCGTTGAGAGAACATACCCCAAGAGATACCAATACTACATATGATTGCTACATATGGTAGAATTAGTTTGAGGTCTATTTGGTTCATTTGGTTGCGCTCATATTATTTAAAGGGTTATTTAAGGCTTTATTAACTTTTAAGTCAAGTGCTTCTTCTACCAACTTTAATTCATCTAAAAGCTCGCGAGTATCTTCTTTTTGTCTATCTTCTACATCATTAACTATGGTTGTTATATGACGAATGTCTTGTTCCATTTGTCTAATTTGTATCTTCAAATCATTCTTTAAATCCTTAGCTACTTCTGCCACTAAATTTACCTCATCTAAAACAGAGCCTATTTCTGATTTTATTATACCAATTTGCTCATCATATTTAGACAGGTCGGGGGCAGTGTATTCCGTAATTTTTTCTTTCATATCAAGATAGTCTTTGTAAAATTCAAAGCCTGCCCACAAAGCACCACCCAAGGTACCAACCAAAGACAGTACAATAATAATTTTACCACCCCGTATCTTAATTCCACCATATTCAATTTCGGCTGACATATTGTTGGTTTACCATCTCCTCCATAAGTTGATCTTGCGCTATGTCAAATAGTATAGCATAGGGATCTTCAATTGTCGTTAATAAATATTCATCTATATCATTGTCAACAATTAATTTTGTTTGATAGGCATCAAATGCTTTTGTGTCTGTTAGTTGCGCCATAACCGCTAACTTAACATTAGATAAAGCGACTTGATCGCCTTGCTCCGCTACTCGCTCCAGTATTTTGGCTGCAATAGTTTCTTTTGTGTCTTTCGGTTGTACCGCTTCTTGCTCTCCTTCTTCCTCTGCCTCCACAGTAGGTTCTGGAGCATCTTCGCTATTGGATTGGATTTCAATGACTTCAACATCCATTTCTTCTACCACATCTGTCATGTCCATATCAACTATTTCTACGTCAACGGGTATTTCTTCTATTGTAATTTCTTCAAAGACAGGAGCATCTATTTGAATATCAATTACATCAGAGGTTGCCATATCAAATTGAACAATAAGCATATCTCCTTGTATATCTTCAAATTGAATATCTACTGTAAAATCTTCATAAATATCTATCGTAGCATCTATAAAATCCATCTCTACACTGGTAAGAATTTGATCAATAATTACATTGATAATTTTATAGGTTGCGGTGAAATAAGGATCAGAAAATCCTGGTCCATAATACCCACTATAATATCCTGCATCCATGCCATATAGTTCTAATTCTGCTGAGTTAAAAACTAAATCTACTGTTGTTTGTGAGAAATCAAAAGACTGAGAACCTGTCCAAGTTAGATCATAATAATTATGAGTATATGTTTTTACTAAAACGGAATCGTTATAAAGATTGACTGTAATTTTAAACTCGTCCCTACAATCTCCTGTTGTGTTACTACATGCAGGTACTGAGGAATTTGAGCTATGGCTGTATACAAGGCTTCCATACTTGATGAGATTAATGTTTTCATATGTTGATAGATCAATATTATAAACTACTGAGCCTCCTCCTAAACTTTGATTACCTGTTGTAACATCTGCTCCTGTCATTCCATAATCAGAACCAGAAGTAGTTACATTATTTACATTAGTATCAGTGCTTTCGCCAAGAAGATTTTGAGTAGTGATCTCTTCTGATTTAGAGGATAGCGAAACCAGTAATGATAGCCAACAGTAGACCACCACCAATAAGATATTTCTTAGCATTGCTTGGCTCCTTATAACCTGGTTTATCTTTTGGGTGTGAATCCCAACCTGCTTGTGCAGTTTCTCCAATTGTACCAAAATATGGACAAGGAGTCCCTGCCATTTCCATTGCATTAAAAACTCTTTCATCTTGACAGAGTACAGATACTGCTGCCACTTTCATGCCCATACCATAAAGGGCACGAGATAATTTTAATCTTTCACAATTCTCATCAGTATTAACAGTCGCTCCAGCGATACCCAGAATTTGTGTTTGCACCGCAGCCGACGCTCCTGTCGTGCAGACATCTTGGTTGTTGACAATAACTGAAGGAGCAGATGCTGTTGACGGAGCTTTATCCACTGTTGTAGTTCCTGTAACAGTCGACGAAACAGTGTTGGTTTCAGCATTAGTTTTAAAAGAAAGGGTGCAAGAAACTAAAAACAAAATTATTATTAAATACTTCATTTAGCATCTCCAGCGTTTACGTGCTTGTCTTAGTCTTGAATTTGGATCTGCCGCAGCTTTTGGAAATTGTTTCATTTGTCCAGCAGAACGAGCACAATAAGA